TGCTATTATATATTACTGTACCTAATTTATATAAATCTGTTGGTAACGTAAAATAGCTTGTTGTATATGTAAGAGTAGCTGAAGTTTTGAATTTGCTAACTCTTTCATTAATATTTTTTACTAAGTCGCTGTACTCAGTATCTTTTTTTGGCAGTCTTTCATATTGATTTAAGTCAAAGAAATACTGTTCGAATATTTCAAGCTGAGCTTGATTAGCGAATAAATTAAACTCTTGCGGTGTTATGTACCCACGATTTTCTTTGTTAAGAATAGCTTGTACTCTTTGATAAACTGTATCTATGCTAATTGCCATATTTTTTTTGTTATTATAATATAAGGCCACAATTATAGCAGCCTTATACTATAATTATGACTTATTTAAGTCTTTTTTCAATTGCATTGTAAATTTCAAGACCTTCATCGGTTTTAAAATACGCTGCTAATGCACTGTATGGGTTTTCTTCATAAGGTACTGTAACTAATTTTTTATTAGTTGCTCCCCACATAAAAGTTCTATTATCAGGTGATAGCTTTATAATTGAAGCTTCAACTGCTCTAATCCCCATATTTCTAATATTTATGTTTTCGTCATTTGCTAATTCTAAGAACAGAATAGGATCTCTCTTAGCAATATTAATCAAATCACGTCTAAGTTCCTTAGAAGTCATCTTAGATGCCTTATTTCCAGCCTCTGTGCGCACTATTGCCTCTATTTGGTCAATTTCCATGCTCATAGCTGCATTTAAAGCTTCAATTTCTAATTCCATCATATCTAACTCATCTTCTGCTACTGCTTCAGGATCAAATTCAAAAAATAATGAATTTCTTTGAGGGTGATATAATGATAAAAGTTTTTGTAAAGTTTGTTTTTGTTTAGGTACTGCTAGTGTACCATCTACAAAAGTTATATGTTCTAATTTAGCATCACCTTTGAACTCATCAACAAATGGTGTTTTTTGATTTGTTGTATACTTAAGTTCTCTTTCATATCCTTTTTCTTCATCAAAATAAAATATATTAGAACTTTTTACTGTATATGTTAATGGTGCTAAACCATCTTTAAGGGCATAAACCCTATCTTTTACAACCCAAGAAGGTTTTGTTTCTTTTGGTTGTTCAACTATTGTTTCAACTATAGGTTCTTCAATAGCTTTTGTAGCCTTTTTGGCTTTTGTTTTTTGTGTCATGATATAATATAATAAAAGTTAATAAAAAGTAAAGCTAGGGCGATAAAACACGCCCTGCTCTACTGTAATAAATATTAAGAAGTAAGTAACATAAAGTTGTTTGCACCTTGTGTAACTAAACATCTTTCTGATAGGTAGTGAACCTCCATTGCATCTAAATCAGAAGTGAAGTTTCCACCTACTGAACCAGTTGTCCAAGATTTCATTTTTCTATCATCAGCTTGTGAAGCTCTATATCTAACGTGTAAGAATGGTCTCTTAATGTTTTTACCAAGTGTTTGGTCGTAAACAGTAGATGTACCAGCTGGCACAATTATACCTCTTATATCGTTTTCAATAATACCTCTTGTTGAAGCGTCATTTAAGTATTTCCAGTCAGTTTTGTAGAAGTCATAAGAACCTCTTCTGAAACCAGAGAACCCTAAGTTAAGCGCCATATCTTCGCTGTTAGAGAATACACCGTAAGATGTACCACCTGCACCGTAAGAATTTTGTGTTGCTAACATATCGTCAATCGCTAGAGATACATCTCTGTTGATAAATAACATGTTTTCTTCGATTGCACCTTGAGCATCAAACTTCTTAAGAATGTTATCAAACGAACCTAAGTCATCTGTTGGAGATGTACCAGCGATACCAGTCGTAATGTGACCTCTTGCAGTTACTGCTGCAAAAAGACCTTCAGTACCTGCAGTATCGTTAGCTGCTGCAGTTCCAAGTAGTGAATCAACACCACCAGTTGCTTTAGCAAATTCACCTTCAATCATTGCCATTTCAAGGTTATCCTCGAATCTTGTTCTTGTGTCACCTTCAGCTTTTAAGTACCATAGGTAACCAGATTGTCCATTTTCTCCTGTTACTTCAACCCAACCAATTTGAGAAGCGTCAGATCCTGATACTTCGTACTTATCTTTAATGATAATTGGCTTGTTAGTTAAAGAAGCAAAAGATGGTTGTACCGCGTTGCTCATTCCGCTAGTTCCTTTCTTAAATTCAGAACCAAATACGAATAAGTCACACGTTGCTGTTCCGTCATCATCAGTTGTTGTGAATCCAGATACAGCACCAACAGTTGCACCTCCTGAATAAGGAATTGCAGTTAATGTTGTGTTGTCAGCTGCTACTGCAGAAACATACGCTTTAATTACTGTAGGAGAAGTTTGGTTATCGCTAAGTACGATAGTTTGACCAACTCTTACTGCATGAGTTCCTGAAGATGCAATTGTAATTACACCGGTGTTAGCTACTGCTGCACCTTTGTAGTGTAAGTGTAGTCTACCTTGCTCAGACCAAATTACTTGATCTGCAGTCATAGGCATTTCAGCACCAACCATTCTTACGAAAGAAGCTACAGATCTGTTTCCAAATACTTCAACTTCTTGTTCGTATAAATCTGGTAGGTATTGCTGAGACCAGTCATTTGAACCACCTGTAAATGATAGGTAGTTAGATGACAAAGTTTGTTTAGCTGGTGCCGGCGTTGAATTCAACGAGCTTCCAGCTGATGGAGTTATTGCTGCCATTTTATATTGAAATTTTTATTGTTATTTTCTAAGTTTAATTTTAAGTTTTGAACTATCATCACCAGAAATTGCTCTTACTTTTACTCCTCCAGCCTCAACTACACCAGCTTTACGTGGATCCATATTTATATTTTTGGATTCAGCGTTTAACTGTTTTATAGCATCAGCTTTACCTTGTTCGTAAAAATGATTTGCAATTTCGTCTGCATTGTCCGCAACAAAAAGAGCCTTATGATAGCCTGAAGCATCTTTTAACATATTATCTTCACTGATATATTTATCAAGTACATTTAATATATTTGCTTGTCTATCCTGAACTTGTTGCTTATCTTTAACATTAAATCTATATTTTTTATCACTTACTTTGAATTCAAAACCTTTGAAATCATCAGTGAATACTTTTTTAGATTCATTGTTAAAATGAGTAACTTGCTTTTCTTGCAGCTTTTGCTGTTCTGATTGTTCGTTATTATAAGTATTGAAAAACTCGATTGCTTTTTGTTGATCATTGGTTAACTTAGAACCCAACTTGACTTCTTCGTAATATTTGCCCTTTAACCCTTCCAAATAACTCTTAGCTTTTGCAATTTCTTCTTTATAAGCGAGTTTTTTACGCTTAATATCTCTTGGTTCATCAACTTCTTCATCTACATTAAAATTATCTTCAATTAAAAAATCAATTTCATCTTTTGTAAGATGTGATTTAGTTTGATTATAATATTGATATAATAAAGTTGAATCATCTATGTTAGAATAATCTTGATTAATTTTTACATAATCTTCTAACGTTCCACCAGTATCATTCATAAAGTCTACAACCTTTTGAATGTTTTCTGGTAATGGAGCTGCTGTATCTTGCGATGTTTGAACAGCTTCCTCTATTTCTTCCTTTAGTTCCTCTACAGGATCTTCTGGTTTTTGTTCTGGTTTTTCCTCAGTTTCGTCTTCAATTACTTCTTCTAAAGTTAATTGCTTTTCTTCTTGCTGTACTTCTTGCAATTCCACTTCGGCTTCTTCCCCAGTTTTTTCATCCGTGCCGCTTCCGCGTAACACGCTTTCATCTGTGCTTTGTTCTTGAACGGCATCTGTTTCTTCTTTAGTTTGTCTTAAATCTACTTTAGTTATAGATTCTTCACCTATATCAGCACCCATTTTTTTGAGTACTTTTGTTTCTTGCTCTGCAGTTGATAAATTTTCATCTTCAACTACAGCCGCTTTTACTTCTTCTGACATAATATAATATAATTAGTTGTACTCTTTTAATAAGGCAAGAATACTTTTACCTTTAAATTCCTTGATATGCTACTATAGTTCCTGAGTTCACATCAATTTCAGTCCATCGACCGTAGATTGTTACTCCTTTTGGGAATGTAACACTATCAACAACTATACCATTTGCTCCAGCACCAATGCCTTCAGTATTAATATATGTTGTTGCGCTTTCAGCAACTAACCCACTTGCACTATCAAAAACAGTGTCTGTTAACATTGTTATTGCTACAAAAACATTTCCTGATGTAGGAGTTATAGCATTTGAGCTTGCTGTTGTATATGTTGAACCGTTTATACTTCCAGTCCAATCATTTCTTGGTATTTTACTCATTGTTTATTATTTATTTATTATCTTGGTTCAAATTGTTCTAAACCAAACCCTCCTAAATTATCAAATCCTGCTGATTCAAAGTTTTTAGGTGGTTTATTGTTTTTTCTTTGATCTATTAATTCAGACTGTTGTGAAGCCTGTATTTTTGTTCTATCGTCTTTTCTATCTTCTTTATACTTCTCTTTATCTTTAATTACATTTAAATCAGCGTCTTTAAGCTGCATATTCATTTCAAATTCTTTTTGCATTAGTAACAATTTAATTTCTGCTTCTTTTTGTAATTTTTCTATATCTAAATCAGCTTGTACTTCTGCTAACTGAGCTTTGCTTTGCGTTATAGCTTGTTGTTTTTGAACGTCAGCTTGAGCGGCAGCTTGTGCGGCTTGTGCATTAGATTGACTTTGCATTTGTATATTTTCTTGCTGTATTTGTCTATCTTGCTCAAATTTTTGTTTTCTTCTTAATTTTAAATATTGATTTGCAAGTTTAAGATTTTTAATTTCACGTATATCAATAGCATCTTCTAAATTAATTTGATCTTTTTGAAGAGACATTTGTATATTGTTTTCAAGCAACTGTTTTTCTTCCTCATCTGGAGAAAGCTCTAAAAATATACCAAAATCATGAAGTTGTAACTTTGACATTTCATTTAATGTAGCTACATTGTATTTACCTATACTTTGTATAAAAGATTCTTTTGTTGGTCCAAATTCTAATACATCTGATATTCTAAGAGATATTGCTTCTGCTGTTTTAAGTGTAAGATATAAACCACCTTGTAGCACGTGCCTTGTTGCGGTATTTGAATTTGCTGCTGCAATCTTTTGTAATCCTACTAATGCATTTTTATCTGGTGTTGATCCATCTCTTGCTTCGTTTAATCCGGTCACATCTCTTATCATTTGTAAATAATAATTATATGAATTAATTAAACTAGATATTTTAGATTGTGATGCTGAAGATTGTAGTTCTTGTATAGGAACTCTACCGTTATTAAATTCACCATCTTGTGTCATTGACCTACCTATAACAGAACCTGTTTGAAAATACATATTCAATGCTTCCTGTGCATTATAATTTGTTCCATTACCTAAATCTATTTCATTC